ATTTTCTAATGTTTCAATAACTCTGTTATTTGAAATAATACTTGGTGTTAAAATTTGTCCTGATGATTCTAATTGTTTAACAGCAGGATACGTTCCTTTTTCTAAATCTTTCTTCGCTAATGTTTGTAAAGATTTTTTAACGTAAGGATAAGCACCTGAAATTCCTTGAACAATACTTTCTCCTGCTGCTTCTCTGAATCCATATCCCATTGCTTGGAGTTGTGTATCAGTAAAAGGTTGGGCTGCTGTATAACTACCAGTAAAGGCAGCAACTATTTTAGATAAGCGAGGATATTTTGTTGCTAAACGAGTTATTGCAATAGGCAAACCATATGTACTTGTACCTGCTGTTATGGGAGCTGCTAATAAAGGGGCGGCAATACCTGCTCCAATAATTGCTACTTCTTTTTGAACAGTAGGATTGGTTGCAATATTAACCACACCTTCCTTAACTGCCGTAGCATTACCAATAGTTGTTTGATACATATTAGCATAATCATAGTCTGTCCATTCTTGCTCTTTGCTTTTGGGAAGAAAGAAATTTACAATGTCTTTAAATCCCTGAATTTCATCACTACTTAATTGATTATATGCAGGTTCTATTTCGCCTAAATCTCTTAAATTATTAACTGACTTTTGTTCATCTTCACTTAATAAATCAAATCTTTCTGCGTTTAAAACTTTTTGTATTGAATAATCTCCCATTTTAAGGTCCGTCTATCAAATTAGGATTAGAACTTAATGTATTAGAATCTGTTTCGATTGCATTAAATAATTCAAATTGTAGTTTTGGCATTGTTCTATCAACATCAAAACCTGAATCTGTTGCAATTTTAGAATATTGATCGTAAAGAGTGTTATACGTTTTAACTCTTGATTTCATTATTGTTTCAGTAGCTCTTTTAATATTTTTTCTTACATCAGCAGGTAAAGTTTCTCCTGTAGTTGTTAAACTTTTAAATTTAGCCACTAATGAATTAGGAAGATTGGCAGCATTTTGAATCATATACTGCTCTCCCTCACGAACAACTGATGTAGGATCAATCATTTTCATATAGTTAAAGAGTATAGCTATATCTGTAGGACCATCTGGGTTTGTTTTTTGACTAGCAACAAGATCAGTAATTTCATTGTAAAATTTATTTGTTTCAACTACTGATTCTATCTGTGGAAGATCATTAAATTCTTTTCTAAATTTTTGTTCTGTAGTAATTTGCTCCCAATCTACTTTAGGATTATCAATCTTATACTGTATCTCCTCTAATTTTGCGTTATTAGTAGCCAGTAACAGTACATTGTTTTTATCATTAAAATCAATATTTTGTGATAATTCTTTATTGCGTAATTTAATATTGTCTAGGTTTTCTTGTAATTGATCTGGTTTAAATTCTAAATCAATTTGTTTATCTAGTACATTGAGTTGTGCAAGTTCATTAGCTAGTTTATTTGCTAGTGGAAAATTATCATTATCTAGTTTTAGCCCTTCGTTTTTCAGCATTAAACCATCAATCTCTAAATCCATTTTTTCTAACTTTTTAAGACTAGCTTTATCATTAAAATCAATTTTTTGTTTTGTTAACTCAATGTTTTGTTTAAGATTTACTAATTCTGCTTCTTTAATGTCTGGTAAAGTTTCTATATCAATTTGTGCTTTAAGATTATTTAATTGTTTTGATTCAATATCTAATTCAGCTATATATCCTTGATTAGTATTAACAACTTCTTGATGTTTATTGGTTAATTCCAAACCTTCATTATGTAGTTTTTTATTATCAATATCTAATAGTTTAATTTCTTCTGCAAATTCATTGTTAATTTGATTTGTTTTTATTTGTTGTTCGTTAATAGTAATTTTTTGATCTAATATTGTTCTATCTTTTTCATTAATGCCACCAACCTTTTTAATAATATGTTCTTTTTGCTTAACAGGATCATTAGAATATAATTCTTCTGCTTCTTTTTTTGCTAATTTATAAGGACTTAAATAACCTGCTTCAGCAGAATATTTAGTTTCATCAAATTTGGAAGGTTCAATATATGTTGCTGTTTGTGTTTCATCTATTTCTGTTGTCTGATCATCAACTAAAGGATAAACTTTTAAAGTTTTATTTTCAACTTCATCTAATTCTAATCTATGTAATTCAGGATTGTATTCTGATCGTTTAATTATTGTTTTTGTTTTTGTATCATCATAAGGAGTATCTTCACTATCTGTTGTCATATAGACTTGTATATCCTCATCTACTTCGCCATCATCAGTTAAGTTTGCAATTTGAGCGCCTTTAAGCATTTCATCTACGGCCCCTGCTCTTGCTTGTTGCATTTGATCAATACCACTAGCAAATGCTTGACCAAAAGAAACAGGAGTTGTACTAGGACCAGACATAGCCAGTAAACCTTTTGCTAAACCTAAACGTCCTCTTGATTGAACAGCTTTGTTTTGATCAGGAGTAAGTTTATCTGAAATTAATAAATCTAAAGCGGAACGAGGTTTATAACCTTCTAAATTTGCCCCAGACATAATCATATCAAAATAATCTGCCATTATAACAATCCACCTAAAATAGCGCCAAGACCTGCTCCCATGCCACCACCCATGCCTGGTATCATTCCTGCAAGTTCAGCTCCACCTAATGCACCACCAAGTAAACCTGCTCCTACATTACGAGTAAGAGGTTGTATTTGTGTTGAGGTTTGTCCATACGAACCACCTGTAGCAGCTTGATAATTACGCAATTTTTCATACGGCAACATTTGTTGATATTGAAATCTATTCATTGCATCAGCTAGAACATTAGATTGTAACCCTTCACGTTCAGCTCCAATAGAACGTAATTTATTTATATCTAAATAATCTGCTTCTGCTAATGCAGGAGCTTGAAATAAAACATTTTGCATATTTGCACGTTCAGCTTGATAATTAGGAGCATAAACTTTTGTTGCTAAATCTCCTAAAGAGTCAGCTAATACATCTTGATTGGCAGCACTACCTAATCTACCTGCTTTAGAGAATTGCGATTGAACACCTGCGGTAACATCTCCTGCCATTTGTTTGTAAAGGTCTTGAATATAGGGATTACTTGTTGGGGAAAGGTAATCTCCTTTAGCTTGTTTAAGTAACTCACTTTGGGCTTGTGCCATTATAGGCGACCCTGCTAAAGCTCTATTTTCTGCTGCTAATAAAGCAACATTTGTTTGTGGAGAGAAATCAACATACGTTTTCCCAGGATAATAACTTGGTCCTGCTTGATTGTATAGTGATTCAGCACGTTCAAATCCCTTTTCTAAATAGGGAGTTTGTGTTTCCCATGGTGTTACATTAGAAACTGTTTTGGCTTCTCCTGCTCCTTTACTCATTTTTTAATTCCTTCATTAATATTATGTGTTTTTGTTTGTAGTCTTTCAACCATTTTACCCAACCTTTTCTCCCTACCAACTCAATACGTTGGCAGTTGTTTTTTAAAGCCCATTGTTCAATTTGTTCCTTCATAGGATTGAACCAGACTTTCATATTTGTTCCACCTGCCAAAAAATATCGGCAAGAACGAAGTCGAGGATAATCTACTATTTCTGTAACTATAGCGGACTCCACTACGTTTGTTTTTCCATTCCAAGAAATCCATAACTGCATTTTTTGTTTTAAAATACTGTCAAAAATATCTTTAGGCATGTACGCAAAACCATCAATTTCTAATGGTTTCATAAGAAGGGGTTCAATCTGTTTCCAAATTAAACCCACATCTTGGGGAGGAACGTAACTTATTTGACTATCCGAATACTGTATATCCGAATGTTTGATCTGTGTTTCCTGAACTGGCATGTGTTAATGTCGCTGACCCATCTGCTCTAGCTGATACATATAAATTTGCATTAGCTGTTGAGGCATTTGCTGTAGTAGGCATAAATAAAATAATTGAATTTATACCAATACGAGCATCGGTTAATGTTGATGATATTGCACTCGCAGTTAAAGTAACACTTCCTGTGCTATTAACTTTTCCATCAATCGTATTATTTAATGCACCAGAAACTAATCGTAAATGCTGACCATGATCGGGCATAGACAAAGGAACTTTAAGATATTGGTTTTGTGCCATTACCTTTTTCCTTCTGGTCTAGCTTCTATTTCAACACCAGACATTGTTGTAAAATTTCCTGTTACATTAACTCGTACTCGATGAAAACGAGTTGTACTTCTTAACGGACATGTTCCATTCGTTTGTGTTGATACAGAACTTCCTGTGGAAACTGTATCTAATTGTGAAGCTCTTGATAATGGGGTTACTGTTACTGTTGTTCCACCAACTCCATCAACAATAGGCATGACGTTAATTAATGTAGAACGTCTTCCCTGCGCTCCTTCAAATTCTGTTGTATCTACTGTGGCTGTCAGACTTGTTGCAATAAATTTTCCAAATTTTTTATCTCCACTAAATCCTGCAAGACCAACTATACCTTCTCCATAGTAATAGGAGTCTAATGATTTAGGTAAATTATCTAAATCTCCTAACACATCTAAACTTTCCAAAGTGTTAAATGCTTCTTGGGAAGCACTTGATAAATATTGTAATGATAAATCTGAACCTGTACTCCATCTATTGACAGAATAATTATAAATTAAAAGTTTATTATTTATTTCTCCACTTGATGAACCTGTTGCACCACCACGATAAGACCAGGCAACAATACTATTGTTTGGGTCCACCGCAGAACAAATACCATCTAAATTAGAAGAAAGATCATCAAAAAAGAAATTATCTACTTTTGCTTCTCCTATAGGAGTTAATTGTTGACCACCTGTTAATTTATAAAATCCGTCTTGGGCTAGGAAGAAAATCATATTACCAAAAGATACAACACTTCTTGGAGAGAAAGCTCCAACATTGTCTGCTATCTTATCAAAGGTAAAGATGAGAGGGGTCCCGACATAGGACATACGATAAATGGCACGTTCAAAAAAGATTATACCAAAACTTTCTCCACCAACTATTGCTTGAATGTTTCCATGTGTTCCAACAACATCTTGATAACCAGATTGTGTTGATTGGCTTGGAGTCCAAGTTGAACTATCATTTAAACCAGACCATTTAACTCGTTGATTATTAACATTATATTTTTGAAACTTATGTGTTTCACTTCCACCAGTAGCAGTTAAAGAAATTGCTGTTCCTGCTGTTGCGTTAGCCGAAGTTGTTGCTACTTTAAAAGCATTTGCACTAACATAAATAACATAATACGTTGTACCATCAGTTAAGTTGGTTAAAGCAGTATTGCCATTTTTATCATAAACAACTGTATCGCCAGTTGACCAACCATGACTTGTAATCGTTATTTGATTACTAGAAATAGTATTAGAGTCAAAAGTTTTTGCTGTATCATATTCTGTTGTATAACCTGAAACAACAAAATCTCTTATAACGGCTAAATATTTTGCTTTTAAATCAGATACTAAATCTGAAAATAAACTATCAACGCCTTCTTCAAATTTTTGAATATAATTTGCATGATTAGCAGCAATAATATTTTTACCAAATTGTGTAAAAGCCCAAAAATCTCTTTGATTTTCTGTAGTAGAGTTTGAATATCCACCTGCTTTAGATTTATCAATAAATTCTTGTGAACTATTCATTTGATACAACTTAGTTGGGTCCCCTGCATAGTTAGTGGTTCCACCACCAGAGAAAGATGTAAATAAACCTACAGCATTTCCTGTTAAAGCTGTTGTACTTAACTCTTGAAAACCAGGTAAAGATTTATACCCTACTTTTAAAGGTAATACATTATCTGCTTTTAAAGCGCCTGTGTTCTGAAACGTAGGCAAATCAGCTTGTAACTCGCCAAATGGTATCATCGGTAAACTCTTCGTTTAGGAGCAAATTGTGTTGAAGTCATTTGCATAGGAGAGGAAGAATGTTTTCCTTTCTCATCACTTAAATTTGCTTTCTGTATTGCTTCATTAAAAAGATTAGCCCATACAGGAAGTCTTTCATCATTTTGAATAAATGGTGTTGCTTCTAACAACGAACCATACAAATATAATTCAGGATAATTTGTTAAAATATCATTAGTAGTATTGGAGTCTGATAAACCTGTTATACGTTTATAGTAGTACATGTTAATCGTATAAACTCCATCTGGTGTTGGACCAAAATAAACTTTGTCTCCTATAATTGTGTAATACACAGGCATACTATTACCTGCATCGACATATACTCTATTCAATTCATTAGGAGCCATGTATTGTAATTCTGTTTGAGGACTTGCTGAAGTATTCTGAATTGCAATAAATTCTAAAAATCCTGTCGGTAAAGTAATATACTTTGTACCAGAAACAGTATCTTCAGTAGAATTAACAGCCATTTCACGCAAACGTAAATCTTTTGCATGACGTGATTCTGCTAGATCAATAAACGTATCTATATTAGACGTTAAATCGTCTCTATTGAGATAGTTCGCAATCTCCGTTTTTAAATTTGAATAAGTATCTAATGCCATTTAAACTGTTCCTGTCCATACTCTAAATAATCTGTTGTCTCTATCGTTTAACCATCTTTTAAAACGTACATGGTCTTTAATATCTCCTGTTGGAGACATAATTCCTTTTTTTGCTAATTGTTCAACTACAACTAGGGGAATAGATGCAACATGATTAAGTTCTTTACTCTTGCTGACACCTTCCCCTAAACTTTGTTTTATTTTGTTTTCTTCAATAACAGGAGTTACATCTTGTTTACGTTCAATATGAAACTTTCCTTCACTTTCATCGGCAATAAAATTAGTATCAACTATATCTTTAGAAATAGGTAATTTTTTTGACATTACGATGAGAGTTCTGTTACTGAAATTTGTCCTGCTCCTGTTGCGTATGCAGATACAGTATCAGAAGGACTTGTTTTCATAGTTATTGAATCATCGGCACTCAATAACATTCCGTCTTTACTTGCAGCAGTACCTTCTAATTTAATATAAGCATCAACACTTGTTGATATATGGACTAAATATACATCAGCAGAAATAGCAGTTGTTAAAACTCCTGCTCCTGAATGATCTTGTACTGTATATTTAATTGGTCTGTATTGATATGTTCGTGCCATGATATATCCTTATCTTCTAATAACGTAACTTACATCTGCTGTAGTAGCTGCTGCTTGTTCGCCATTACTTTTAATATGAAGTGCGTCTCCTGCATCAAGTAATACTTCTCCACCAATAGCTAAAGCTATACCAGTTTCATCTACTGTCGCATCTGCTAAAGTAGCATCAACAGTTGTATCCGTGCCATTTTTCATAATGTCAAATGTAGTAGTCGCATCAATAACAGTATGCACATTCATGTAAATTTCTTTTAATTTTCCCTTATCAGGAATAACACAAACAGGACTTGCGTTGTCTGCTGTTTGAATAGCGGTCATATTACCGCCCATAATAAAATAATCGTTTAAAGTTCTCATTTTTTTTCCTTTATCGTTCTGAGTTAAAACTCTTCAATAAATAAGGGGCCTATAAAGGCCCCCTATATTTTCTTAACTTAACCTAAAATTAAGAAGTAGTTAAATCTGCAACTATACCAGAAGATGATTGGTTTCTTGCAACCACTCCACCTTCCATTAACAATAACATGTGAGTGTTATCGCCAGTTTTTGCTAGTTGAGTGTTTTGGAATGGACGTAGAACATTGAAACCCCAATATTCAGAATCCAATACCCAACAATCTCTATCTCTTTGGAACCTGTTTGGTTTAACAGTTAAAGTTCCAAAATCAGATTGGTACACATCTACTGCCGCAACAATAGTTTTTGCAGGTACTTCTCTGATTGCAGTTGAACCGCCTGTGAAGCCAGAAATTGCTTGTTTGTTAAATGGACCCACCATAATAGTGTCTGGGTTTCCACCTGCAACAAAACATTCTCTGATTACTTCTTTCAGCATTGATTCAGCAAACACTCTTTGAGTTCCATCAGTTCTTGTGCCTGAAGGTACTCCGTTTGTGTGAGCTGCATCTGCTCCACCTGTTCCAACACTAGAGTTTCCTCTTATCCATGTTACTAATCCTGCTGTTTTTCTTGCAGCAGCAGAACCACCAACAGTTGGAATTACGTTAGCTTGACAGATACCTGCTTCTACGTCTCTTTTTAGCTCCTTACTATTTTTGGCCAAGCTATATGCTAATTGAGTGCTGCGCCCTGCTGCATCAACAGCATCGTCTGTACCTGTAATAGTAAAGTTCTTTGCGTAGATTTGTGTATAGTTATGAATCTCTTCTGTAGCAGTTTGTGCCGTTGCCGTGTAGTCGTCTCCTTCTACTTGATGGTTAGCAGCACTTGCAGCAGCTAAAGAGTCTGTAAGCCACTTAAACTGAGTGTTAGTAGCTTTTCCTTTTCCCATAGATGAAAACATTGGGGTGTCAGTTGGACTAATATTATATATGATGTCCGAAAGCTGTTCCCTAATGCCTGACATATCGTATGTGTCAAAGGTATTCGATGGCTGTGCCATATTTATTTTCTCCTAAAGTTGTTGAGCTTCTGTCCAAGCAAGAAAAGCATCTTTTGTTTTTCTATCATTCCCCTTATTGGGAGTGTCTTGTTGAGAAGCCATTGCTTTTTGAATAGCAGACGAACTTTCTGAAGATATTGGCTGTGAACCAGATGTTGTAACTCTAGGAACTCGTTTAACTTTCTTTCCGTCTAGTTTTGCTTTTTTTAATTTATCTAATTGCATTGCGTTGTACGCGACCAAAACTGTTCTGTGATCAGTTAAATTTTCAAGTTCCTGTGAAGTATATCCTTGTGATGTTAAAAACTTTTTAATATCATTTCGAATGTTTTCTGCTTTATTAGGATCAGCAAGTTGCGGCAATTTCTCTATCAATTTCTTTTGTTCATTTTTCAGAACAACTTGCATTTTTTTTTGATAATCCATTGCTTGATCTTGCTTTTCTTTTTCTAATTCAGATTTTAATTTCATCTGCCGTTCACGTTCTCTTGTAACCATTGCTTGTGCTTTAACGTATTCTGTTGGGTCCTCTTCAAAAAGACGTTCCAATTCAGAATCGCTAAATTTAGGCGGTTTAAGAGTGCCTACAACTTCTTCAAGTCGTTTAACGTATTCGGATTTTTTTTGATTAGCCACGTTCATTTCATCTAATATTTTTTGACGTTCTCCCTCTAGGGTTTTACGTTCTTCACTTAGTTTAGATGTTTTTTTGCGGTAATCAGAATCTTTGGCATAACCATTTTGTAATTCTTCTAAAGAAACTTTAATTGTCTCGCCATTGACTTTGACTTCATAAAGTTTTTCATCAGTTTCCGTTGTGGTGTCCTCAGACACTAATTCCAAATCGTCAGGTGTTAATTCCTGCTCTTCACTTTTAACTTTAGTAGATTGTTCTACCTTTGCCTCTTGTGTTTCGTTCTCATTCCCTGTGGCTTTTTCTTCTTGCGAAGAATTTAAAAGGTTGATGAGTTCGTTTTCTGCTGTTTGCTGATTAAGCTCAACAGATTCCTTTACAGGTTGATCTGCCATGTAATCTCCTTAATTTTAAATTAAAATTATTGTTGAATGTCAGAAAGTTTTTTATTCGCCAATTTTCCTGTCTCCATGACAGAAGTAATTTCGTTGATAATTGTTTCTAACATTTTACGCATGAGAAATATTTTTTCTCTTGCTTCCGTATCTCGAAGAGGAGAGTTTAACCATTCCTGGTTTAATCTTTCTTCGATTTTTTTTACTGCATCAGTAAAAATTTCGTCTTCTAGGATTCTCTTTGCTTGATTGCCTAGATGAATTTCTTTTGACATATATTAACTTAGAAAAGGTGGTTTATATGAATCTTTCTTCGGTTGTGTAACTGTAGAAGTATCGTTTTGTGTACCAGAATTATTGCTGTAATTACTTGAATAATTAGAAGTATTACTTTTATCAATATTTTTATCTAACCAATCTAAAGTTGCATTATTTTCATTAGTTTGATTGTTACTTTGTATATTATTCCAAGCATTATTAATGTCTTTTTTTTGTTGTTCACTAAGAGTTTTAGCATTGTTCATTTTTTTAACCCATGCTGCATCAAACTTGTCAGGAATTATAGAACTATCTCCTGATGAAGCAGCAGCTTGTAATGTATCTATTGCATCGTCCATTGAACCAAAAGCAACTGTTTGTCCGTACCCTGTTACAAATTTTCCATTATTATTATAATAACCACCTGAACTTGTGTGATAAACAACATCATTATCAGTACCAGAAGGAGAAAATTGATCAAAAATAGCATTTACTTTTTTAAACGTACCAGGAATTTTAACTTGTCCATCAGAACCAACAATGTTTAAACTTTGATTAAGTGATTGTGATAATTCATTTGCTTTTTTAAATGCTTGTGAAAATTCTGCAAAAATTTTTTTATCATCTCCACTTAAAAACATTTTTTTCTTTTTTAAAGAATTGACAAACCATTCATATTTTTTATCATTCATTTTTTGTGCGAAAGGAGATATTGCCATTCCAAGTAATCCTGATTTTTTTATGTCCGCACCTTTAACTTGCATAGGACCAAGTAATTCGCCTGTTTCTTTATCAATATATCCTTTACGTTTTCCGTACTCCATAATCTCTTGTTCAGACATTTGATTAAGGGGTCCAGTTACATCTAAAGTTTCAGGAGTATTATCTCTTATGTCTCCGTATCGCTGTGTTGAAATTGTGTCAAAACTGTTACTACTTTCATTACTTTGATTGCTATAATCTACTGTATCTTCTGTATCTTCTGTATCTTCTGTATCTTCCTCTGCTGTTTCAATAGTAGCTTGTGGAACTACTTCATATTGTGCATAGTTTTGTTGAGGATTAGGTTTAGCTTTGTAAGGAAATTGATTAAAGATTCCAAAATCTTTGTCATATCCCGTAATTTGATCTTCACTTAATCCCTGAGAGAGTAATTCATTAAAAATAGGCAACGTATATTCATAACGTGTTTGTCCTGTACCACTAGGGTTTATTCCTAATAAATTTGTTAAATAACTACTCTGCGCCATTGAAATTTTGCCTTCTATTCATATTTTGCATTGCAGTATTTTCTAAATCAGCAGCTTTACGTAATTCAGCAGAATCATTTTTTTCTGCTTCAATTTTAAGTTTAGTTTCTAATTCTAAAATCTTTTTCTGCATGTCATAAACCATCTCTTCACGTTTT